TCATCATTTTCTGCTTGCCTTAATTTAATGGTACCCGACCTTGTTGATTCTACGGTATTCTCTGTTAAGGTTAAGGTTAACCCATAGTTTCCATTATCACTTGATAACGTTGTGATTGCTACATTTGTAACCCAACTTGGTTTTGAGGTTACAGTTAAAGCTAATGGGTATCTTGTACTTATTTCAGAACCGTTTATTACCTTAGTCTTAAAAGAATAAGCTACATCAACTGTAAAGTTATTACCTCCCAAAGCCGATAATCCAGTTCTAGAAGTAGTTCTAGAACCAGTAGGGGAAGTAAATGCCAAGTAATACTTATAAGATACTGAAGCAGCACTCTGTGTAACTTTAATGGTCTTAGTAGTTGCCCCACTATAGGATGCAGTTACTGTACAACTTCTACTTGAAGTACCTGGGTTCTCTGTAGCAGTAAGTACCGTCTTAGCTGAATTCAAACTAAATCCAGTACCACTTGCACTAACCGTAGGTGTAGCACTCTCCGAAGAACCTGCACTTGTTGACCCTGAACTCCAATGGTTGGTAATAGGTATACTTACACTGGCATAAATATTAACACTACCTCCTGAATTAGAGATAGAATATGAATTTGCCGATAAGCTTATTACTGGTGTACCCTCAGTACTACTGATAATTGAATTCGCTGCCTGGTATACTGGTACACTTACAGATTTGGTTTTACCATTTAGTGATAAGGTACCAGTAAGGGCTCCTACCTGGGTTCTAGATTTAACCGTAGTTCCCAAAGAACCTGCACTAACTGCAGTACCATAACTAATGCTAGCACCGCTTGTAATTGTGCCACCTCCAGTTGTAGAACCATTCCATCCCCAAGTCTGAGAATATGATGGCATACTTGAGAATGAACTTCTACTTCCTCCACTTGCAGGTATATCGGATACACTTCCTCCACTTGCTGTAATCTCACTGTAAGTCCTATAACCTGCCGACTGAGAACAAGATAGGGTTAACTTCTTCCCTGTTTCAGTTTGGGTTAAGGTTACCGTACCACTTCGTGTACTGGTAGAAGTATTATTACCCATAGTTACAGAAGTACCACTTCCAGATACACTACCAGAGTTGGCTCTAGTATAAGTTAAAGCAATTTGGTTATTATAATTATGCCCATTTCTCAATTCTTGCTTGTAAGAAGTAACTGAAAAGGTTTTAGTACCTCCAGTAGCCCCAAAAGACATAGAGGTAGGTGTTACACTCCAACCATAACTCCAAGATTGAGAGGCTGCTGCCTGAGTGAAGGTAGCAGAAACGGTTTTACCAGATTCATCTTGAGTATAAGTTCTAGTATGAGCTCTTGAAGATAGAGCTAAATTTTCGGTAGCAATAAACCCCATAGTATCAGTAGACCCCTTTAACCAATCTGGTAAAGTTGTTCCGGTATGACCCACTGTTACCGAAGAGCCTTGAGCTACCCCATCCCAATACTTTTGTTTAGTTGAAGTTAAACCTATTCTAGCAGGGGTTGATTCTCCACCTATAGCAGGAAAAGTAAAGGAAGTATTTATAGCTGTAAATGTATACTTATAAGTTACCTTATGAATATCTTCGAGTTTGACACATTCGTTGTTTCCATAGGAACTGGCATTGGATAGTTCCAACCCCACATAACTTTCCCCTGTTCCTGTAGGGGAGAGTGCTAACAATTCAGCCTTGGTAGGGCAGTCATTTCCTGTCTTACCAAGGCCTACTTTAGTTTTGACAGCACTCCAGGTTGCTATCTCTCCCATATTAATCCAAGTTTGTGAATATAAGTTTCTTTTCCAATTCTTCGATTCTTTCCTTCAAAAGTTTGATACCTTCGATTGCCAGAACCGACATCTTAGAATAATCTACCTCTTTAACCAGGATATAGGTTTCTCCATCCTTTTCTACCTTTTCGAAGGCTTCTGGATTAGGAACTGTTTCAGGTTTAACTGCATTCTCAGAAACTAATTCTGGGAAATGTTTTTCGATTGTCTGAGCAATTGTACCTATATCATGATTACCTCGAATCATAAATGAATCCGTAGGTATAGAGCAGATTTCATCGAGAGTGTGTTCCAAAGGTTTAATGAAAGTCTTAAGTCTTTCGTCAGATTCTTTCCATAAACCAGAAGGAGCAGATACCTTCTTAAAGATAATCTCAGCAGTAGTACCCATTCCCAATTGGTCTCTTGTTACTCCATGAGGATTACTCTTATTTTGAATGTGAGTAGTAAGATTGGTTTGAGCGTTGGTACCTGCAGCCTTGGCATCTGCAATAGCCGTAGCTTGAGCAGTAGATACTGGTTTATCTGCATCTGATGTATTGTTAACATTACCCAATCCCACTTGAGCTTTAGTTACTCCATGAGGGTTAGATTTATTACCAATATGGGAATCTACTTTGGCATTTACAGTAGTATCTGCTTTAGCTCTTATTGCAGCTTCATCTGAAATTAACTTCTCTACTCTTGTAATCTCACCTTTTCTGTCATTGACTTCTTTAGTGATATTATTCTGGAGAGTAGTATCTGCACCTCTTAAGTCTTCAGCAACTAATTCAACTGCAGCTTTAAGGTCAGTTCTTACTTGAGTATCTGCAGCTTTTCTGTCGGATATCTCTTTATTGATAGCAGTAGTGAGTTCTGTTTTAGCAGCAGCTATTGCAGTACTTCTATCTACTACTTCTTGAGCAATATCATCAGCCAGCTCTCCTTGCAAAGCATTAATAGCAGCTACCCTTGCAGTAGTCTCATCAGATATCTGTTTCGGTAATGTAGTATCCAACTTAACCTTATCTGCAGCAGACATAACACCGGCTTGAGTTGCAGTTGCAGGTTGGATATAATTATTAATATTTGAGCCATTGGAATAAATAGAATCTGAATCAGCTCTATGCCCATTGATTAATATTAGATTAACTCGACCTGCTTCAGGAGTTATTCTTACACCATTAACTAGGGTATTTGGTAATGATTTTACTACATCAGTAGTAGTTTTACCTTTAGCTCCATCATAAGCAGTACCAGATATCTCACCAATGATTAAACCTCCAGAAGTAATTGGTACCCAAGTAGTACCTGACCAACGGAATTGATATCCTGGATGTCCTTCAGTTATATCATTGTAAGATTTACCAGCTTCTCCAGTTACTGGATTAGCATGAGCAGCATCAGAATACAATTTGATATTAGATATCTGGTTAGTTGGTGATACATCGTAGGTTGCATATACATCAATTACGTCATCTACATAAGAAGGTAATTGAGCTGCGGGTACCTTACCGTCTGAACCCAAAGAAGCTAGACCATTGGCCTGACCCTTGGTTGCCTTAAAAGTATCAAGGTCATCCCGAACTTCCTGAATACTATCAGTTAGTTCAGTTTTCAATGCAGTATCAGCTGTGGTTCTGTCTTGGATTTCTTTATCAATCTTTGCACCCAATGCAGTATCAGCTGTGGTTCTGTCTTGGATTTCTTTATCTACTTTTGAGCTCAATGTGTCCAGCTGAGTTTTCAGAGAATCATTGCCCTCAACTCTTTCTTTATTGATTTCAGATTGATACTTCCCAAGCTCTTTATCCCAAGCTTGGTCAGTATTTACAATCTTAGGGTCTGTGGTAGCATTTACCAAAGTACCATATATAGGAATTTCTGCCATAGTTATAAGTTTTTATCCGATTACAAAATTGAAATTACCAGCTTTTAAAGCTCCTTCAGTACGGTAGCATTTGTATGAACCTTTACCTTCTACAGTTACTGTAGCTGCAGCAGCCATAGGAACTCCAAATCCAGAAGAAGTTACCTTAGTTATACTGAAGTTAGAAGGTACGCATAACCATACATATTCTCCTTCAGCAATTCCCGTCATGTTATAAGTTCCGTTAGGAGAACTCTTTATTGCCTGTTTGGTAAGACCCAAAACATCTTCACCGGTTAATGCTGCCTTAGCAGAATGTCCAAAGTACATAGGATAGTAAGCATTTACGTTAGCAGTTGCTGTTTTAGTTACACCCTTGCTTGTAATACTTAAAGTATAAGTAGTACGGTCATCCTCAGTATTAAGGGTATCCTTAATATTTAAGCTAGCAATTGGTGTACTGTTTATAACAGTAGTTCCTCTTTTAACTGATAAAGTTTCTGGAACAAGCGGTTTACTGTTGAATAGGTTATTACCACGAATAGTAATATTTGCATCAACTCCTTTCTCAATAATTGTAGGACTTACCGAAAAGCCAGAGATTTGGGTAAACTGAGTATATAATACTTCCCAAACCTCATCATGTCTACCGTCGGCAATTTGCTTATCCAATTCCTTCATGCCATCTACAATGTTTGAGGATTCTGAAAGGTAATTAGTATCTTCCAGAGAAGGCAATGCCAAGGCCTCTGTAAGACCCACTGCAGTTTTTACCTTAGTAATCTTATCATCGGCATCTGCCTTATCTACTTCGATACGTTTCTGTACTTTACCGAATGCGGCTGAAGCAGTATCTGTTACCTTTACATCCAAGTCTGTAGGAGTAGTACCTGCATTCTTTTCATAGCCATCCAACTTAATGTCGGTACCATTCAATACTGGATTTGAATCCAATCTGTGAGTATTGATAGTATGAGCATTGGTAGCATCGATATTATCCTGCAAAGTAGTATCGGCTTCAGTACGGGCAGTCTCTTCAGCATCGATATTATCCTGCAAAGTAGTATCTGCAGCTTCCCTTGCATCTTCTTCGTTATCGATACGAGCATTCAGACGAGTATCTTCTTGAGTTCTTGCATACTTCTCGGCATCAATATTATCTTGCAGAGTTTTATCAGCAGCTTTTCTTTCTGCAATCTCGGTATCAATACGAACTCCCAGGGCAGTATCAGCAGCAGTTCTTGCAGCTTCTTCTGCATCGATATTATCTTGAAGAACCTTATCGGCAGCTTTTCTTTCTTCCCTCTCTGTATTGAGGTCAGATATACTCTGGTTAATCTTTGCTTCCAATCGAATATCCTCAGCTTTACGAGCAGCGATTTCGTTATTAAGCAAGTCGGTAATTGCAGTATAACCACCATTAACGTTATCCTGAATACCCTGGATTAATTCCAAGTTACGTTGGATATTGGCAGTATTCTGTGTTACCAAGGCATTGGTAGCATTCAAGGAAGTTAACAGCTCCGTACGAGTTTCAGTTACGAAAGTTCTCAACCCATTTACCGTAGTAGTAAGAGTATTACTTAAGTTAGTGAAAGTCTGTTGCAGAGTATTATCTCCTTGTTCACGCAGATTCTTTTCAGCTTCAAGCTTATTCCCCAACTCAGTAAGCTTAGCAGTCATAGTTGCTGCAAAGTTGGGATCATCACCGAGAGCCTTAGCAATCTCGGCCAAAGTATCAAGTACCTCTGGAGCAGAGCCAATAATCTTTTGGATAGCTGCCTCTACTTGTTCAGAATTTTGGAAATCCGAATCATTCAACAATTC